ATCTCTATTTTCATATGTTCCGTTTATAGGGTGTGTGAATAAATTATCTTGTATTAACCAATATATTTTATTTTCTTTAGTATCCTTAACGTTTCCAATGCAATACCCCGTAGAAATAATATCTTCTCCACTTCCTGGAATTGAGCCTACGGCGATATTGCCTAAAACATTTTTTAATGCACCAGCGTCACTGCCCTCTGAATAATCAACGTCAATGTTTAATGCATCTCTATATTCACCATTAGGAACTAATCTCTCATCAAGGTCTTTATTCATTTTACCTTTTATGAAAGCGTTTTTGATTTCAGGCATATTCTAGTGTTTTAGATGTTTTGATTTACCTCTTAATGTTTGTGTAAGCTCGGAAAGTTTTATGTTTGATAACCTAAGTTTTGCTTTTCTAACTGAAGCAAACTTATCTTTTCTATATCTCATAACTAAATACTCGGGAGTATTTGCTCTTGATTCTAATACATAATATGCTATACACTTGTACATTGCTTCTTCCGCTAACTTATGTACTTTCATTTCAGCGTCTGTTCCTAAGCCATCGCTTATGTATTTTAATGTTACAATTTTATCTGTTAAATTACCAGAAAAATGTATTCTAGATTTTAATGGATCTATATAAAAAGAACCATTTGAATTCATATGCTGAGGGTCCGAACCGTATCTTTGTCCATTTAATGTTTGAAAGCTTCTATTATCTTCTAAATAAAAATCATTTACAACGTCAGTATCAGTATTTTGTTGTTTGTATTTAGACCACGTTTCAGACTCATTAGCTTTTAATAAGTTGCCATCTGCATCAAACGTATAATTATACTGGTCGTCTTGTAATATTGCTTCTGGATTACTAGTACTTGTTGTAGGATATACAGGGTGCTCAACACCACTTGTATCTGTCCAGCTTACTTTAACATAATTTACGTAATCTTGTGGTAAAACCATTGCCAAAGTGGGTGGAATTTCAATTTCTTGAGACTTCTCAATTCTAAAAGTGTCGTAACTTAATTCTTGTAATGCTCTTTGAGCATAAAAACTAATATTATTTCTTTTAATTTTAGGAATTATTTTTTCCTCACCAACATAAGATAGCATAAAATTATTTACAATATCTTTTAGTGATATAAACTGATAGCCTCCAAAATCGTTGCCTTCGTAATATGCTTGTTGTGTTTGATTAATTAATCCCATTTATTATGATTTTTCTTGTTGAATACTTTTAACATCTTCACCGCTTGCAATACCGTATAAAGAATTATCTTTAAGTATTACTCCCGCTAATGCTAATATTTTTATAACTAAATCTGTTTCTTCAGAATTATGTAATTCAAAATCAACAGAGTTGCTTGCATCGTAGGTACCAGTTACGGAATTATAACCCCATGAAACTTCATTAGGTATCTTTGTATAATTACAAGTAACGTTTGATGTTTTTTGTTCAATGCTTCCGCTATTGTTTTTACCATATACCTCTATACCTTCTATGTCTTTAGTATATACTGGAAAATCATTTGTGGGCTGAGCTAAAGGAGAAGATTTTATGTATAGCCAGTCTTTTTGGCTAATAAGTTCAGCTACAGCATTGTTGAAGATAACGCTACCTAACCTATATAGATCGCTTGGTAGAGTTGTTCCGCTTGTTACAGTTTGATTTGTTTTTTCAAATAAACTTAATTTTTTTTCTAACATATCTAGCATATCAGAATACTCCGTATCATTACCGGGTATTCTACTAAACTGATTAATGTCATAAAAATACTGCTCAAATATATCCATCTGAGCTTGATTTGCAAGATAATTAAATTCCTGAGGCGTAATATAACCTCGTTGCTCTTTGTTTGTTATAGCTAATACTCTTTGGTATACTGTGTTTACGTTTACGCTCATTATATGTTTATTATAGGTTAAAGGCCCACAATAGTAGGCCCTTACCTACAATTGCTTACTTTAATTTCTTTTCAATAGTTTGATATACTTCAATACCTTCATCAGTTTTAAAGTATGCTGCTAAAGCTGAATATGGATTTTCATCAAATGGAACTGTAATTAATTTTCTACCGGTTGATCCCCAAGTAAATGTTCTTTGATCATTTGATAATTTAATAATCTTCATTTCAACAGCTTTAATACCAATATTTCTAATATTAATATTATCGTCATTTGCCAATTCTAAGAATAATTTTGGGTTACTTCGAGCAAATAGTAATAAATCTCTTTTAAGCTCCTTAGAAGTCATCTTAGATACCTTAGATCCCAATTCTGTTCTCATTATTGCTTCTGCATGATCAATTTCAATAGCTTGAGCTGCATTTAATGCTTCAATTTCAGATTCAAGATAATCAATATCATTTTCAGCTATTTGTACTGGATTGTATTCTATAAATTTAGAACCATTCCAAGGGTGATATAATGAAAGAAATTTTTGTAATATTTGTTTTTCTTTTGGGACATACAATTGCCCATCTCTAAAAATAATATGACTCAGTCTTTCTGGACCTTTCATTGCGTCTTGAAATACTGTTTTTTGATTTTCACAATATTTAATTTCTCTTTCATACCCCATTTCTTCGTCAAACCACATTAATCCTCTGCTTTTTAATATGTATACAATAGGTGTTTTATTTAGTTTTAATTCATAAACCCTATCTTTAATCTCCCATTTAGGAGTTTTGTCTTCTTTTTTTGGTGGTGCAACCACTACAGGTTCCTCAACAGCCACCGCTGCTTTTTCTTTTTTTGCCATGATATAATAAAATAAAAATTAATAGAGTAATGATTACCCCCGTCAGAACAACGAGGGTAAAAATTACGTTAAATATTAGGAGTTAAATAATACAAAGTTATTAGCTGCTTGTACTACTAAACATCTTTCTGATAGATAGTGAACTTCCATCTTGTCATCTCCAGTTGTAGATGCTCCACCTACTGAACCAGTAATCCAAGATTTCATTCTTCTGTCATCAGTCTCAGAAGCTCTATATCTTACGTGTAAGAAAGGTCTTCTAACATTTTTACCTAATTGTTGGTCATACACTGAAGATGTACCAGCTGGAATCATAATACCGCTTAATCCACCTACTAAACCTCTTGTAGACTTATCGTTAAGATATTTCCAGTCAGTTTTGTAGAAGTCATAAGAACCTCTTCTGAAACCAGAGAAACCTAAATTAAGTGCCATATCTTGTGAGTTTTCAAAAACTCCAAAAGATAAACCACCTGTAATATTTGGGTTTAACCCTGCTAGTAAATCGTCAAAGTATAGATTAGCGTCTCTATCTAAGAATAACATGTTTTCTTCAATAGATCCTTGTTTATCTAATTCTTTTAATAACGCATCAAATTCTGGTAATTTATCAGGAGCTGTTGTAGTTGAATCGAATTGATTCGTAGCTACAATACCTCTAGACTCAATCGCTGAAAATAAACCTTCAGACCCATCAGGAACAAGTGCATCTCCACCGTCTTTCTTTTCGGCTTCAATCATCACCATTTCTAAATAGTCTTCATATCTTACTCTCGTATCACCTTCAGCTTTTAAATACCATAAGTAACCACCTTGTCCAGATTCTCCAGATACTTCTACCCATCCGATCTGTGCTGTGTCAGAACCGTTTACTTCATAGTGATCTTTAATAATAAGTGGCTTATTAGTGAAAGATTTAAAGCTTGGCTCTACAGCGTCAGTCATACTAGCTGTACCTTTGTTAAATTCAGAACCGTAAACAAAAAATTTGATTACCGCTGCAGTATCAGAAGATGTTAAAGATCCAATATCCTCTAAGTTAGCTCCGCCGTAAGGCTTGATAGTTAACGCAGAAGTTGAAGCTTCAATACCAGCTGTTACATAACATTTTACTACTTCAGTTGCTGCACTTGAGTTACCTGTAATAGAAGCTACGATAGTTGCTCCTTTTCTTACAGCGTGAGCCTCAGCTGCACCTGAATCAATACCCGTGATTGTACCTACAGAACCATCTGTACAGTCTACAACCGCGTTGTATGCTAGGTGTAATCTACCTTGCTCAGACCAAATAACTTGATCAGAAGCCATAGGCATTTCTGCACCTACCATTCTTAAGAAAGAAGATACAGTTCTATTTCCATATCTTTCTACTTCTTGTTCATATAGTTCAGGTAAATATTGCTGAGACCAGTTAGATCCACCTGCACCATGAAAATTTAAGTAATTAGACGCGAGTGCTGATTTTACTGCACTTGGGCTAATTATACTAGCAGCCGCTGGGCCGCTAAACGCTACATTGTTGTTTGCCATTTTTAATAATTTTTAATAATTTTTAAGTTTTAATTTTAAACCCGATGCACTGTCTCCACTAATTACTTTCGCTTTCATACCACCTACCTCAATTTCTTGATGGCTGGATCTAGGATCCATTTTGATGTTTTTTGCAGATTTAACAGACTCTTTAATAGCGTCTGATTTACCTTGCTCATAAAAGTGATTTGCAATTGCGTCGGCATTCATCGCAGTAAACAAAGACTTATGATAACCGGCAGCGTCGTTCATTTCATTTTTTTCATTCAAGAACCTCTTGACAAAATTATTGATGTCGCTTTGAGTATTTTTAACCTCGTTCACATTTTTGACGTTAAATCTATATCTTTTGTCGCCAACACTGTATTCAAAACCTTTGAATTGGTTATTGAAAAAAGATTTAGTTTTATTGTCGAACACTTCTCTTTGAGATTGTGTTGTTTTTTCTTGCTCTGCACTTTCTTCATTGTATCTATTGAAAAAGTCCATTGCTTTTTGCTGTTCAGGTGTTAACCTTGATCCAGCTTTAATTTCTTTATAGTAACTAGACTTTTGTGATTCAAGATGGTTTTTTGCTTGCGCAACTTCCTCTTTAAAAGCTAATTTTTTTCTTTTAATATCTTTAGGCTCATCTATTTCTTCATCAAATGAAAATTTATCTTCTATCAAGAAGTTAATTTCATCTGCGGATAAATGAGGTTTAGATTTAGTGTAATACTCATGTAGCAAAGACATGTCTTCAAATTTTTCATAATCTTTATTTAACGCTACATAATCTTCCAAAGTTCCTCCTGTTTCATTCATAAACTTAACCAAGTCTTGAATATTTTCAGGATACTCTATTTCTTCTTTAACTTCAGCTTTTTCAACCTCAACAACTTTTTCAACCGGTTCTTCTTCAACACTAGTTGATTCGTTAGGTTGTTCGTCTGTTAACTCTTCTAATACTACCTCTTCTTCTTGTGTATCCCGCGCATCTGCATCACTTTCTCCGGCAGGTTCTTTGTCTTGTATTTCTTCGACCACTTTTTCGCTAGTTTCGGGTTCGTTTTGTACAGGAACCTCATCTGCGCTTTGCTCTTGAACGGCATCTGTTTCTTCTTTAGGTTGCTCTTCAGTTACTGGTGGTTTTGAAAGATCCACCTTGTACACGCCTGATTCTTCATCGAACCCAGCGTTCTTTTGTACAATTTCTTCTTTTTCTTGTATAGATGGCTCTTCAGCATCTAAAACTTTTACTTTTACTGTTTCTGACATGATAAAATATTATATGATTATACATTATATATTACTTAGGTTCAAATGCACCTAAGCCAAATCCGCCACTTAATATATCATTACCCGATGATTCAAAGGGTTTAGCGGTTTGTTTTTGCGCTTTCGCGTCTTCTTTTATTTGTAATTGCTGGCTTGTTGCTTGTTGCGCCATACCTTGCAATTGCATATTCATTTGGAATTCTAACTGCATTAACTCTTTTTTCATTTCTTTTTCAGCTTTTAATTTGGACAATTCCATTTGACTTTTCGCTGACTCCAGTTGAATTTTGCTTTGGGTTAATGCTTGTTGTTTTTGAACTTCAGCCTGTGCTGCAACTTGTTGGGCCTGGGCGTTAGCTTGCGCCTGGGCTTGTATGTTCTGCTGCTGCATTTGCTGATCTTTTTCTAATTTCTTTTTTCTTTTTAGCTTTAAAAGTTGATTAGCTAATTTAATATTTTTAATTTGCCTAATATCAATAGCATCATCTAAATTAATATTTTGCTGGCCAATAGCAACTTGAATGTTATTTTCAAGCATCTGTTTTTCTTCTTCATCCGGAGATAATTCTAAAAATATACCAAAATCATAAAGATGTAACTCAGTTAATTCTTGCAATGTTGCAACGTTGTGTGCACCAATGCTTTGTATAAATGCGTTTCTTGTTGGAGAATATTCTAGCACGTCGGATATTCTTAATGATATTTTTTCTGCAGTTTCTGCTGTTAAAAATAACCCAGATTGTAATATATGTCTTGTGGCTGTGTTACTATTCGCAGCAGCGAGCTTTTGGACTCCAACTAAAGCGTTTTTATCAGGTGTGCTTCCGTCTCTTGCTTCATTCAATCCAGTAGCATCTCTAATCATTTGCATATAATAATTATATGTACTGATTAACTGTGCTAATTTATTTGCCCCTGCATTATTACTTATTTCTTGAATAGGTACTTTGCCTGGGTTCATATCCCCTTCAGCCGTGAATGATCTTCCAATAACAGAACCTGTTTGAAAAAACATATTTAATGCTTCTTGCGGATTATAATTTGTACCGTTACCTAAATCAATTTCAGCTAGCCCATCAGCGTCTAAATACACACCGTCTGGTACCATTCTTGAAAGTACTTGTTGTATTTTTAAATGCGTTAATTGTATCATGTCAGCAAAACCTGTAACTCTACTAACTAAAGATTCAATT